TCAGAAATTTGTAATTCCATTCCTCTCCTGAATACATGGTTAGCAGCTAAAGATCCACCAAACTTACCTACAACTACATCAATAGTTGTAGAAACAGCTCCACCAATTTGTGATGATTTAACAATAGGTAATCCCCAGATAGTTGGGCTACCACTTTGTGCAGAAGCTCCAAGCATAAAGTTATTGTTGCCATCAACTTGTCCTGCCAATGCTTCATAAGCAGCAGGAGACATCAAGATAGCATCTGGAGCTAATTTTCCATTAACTTCAATATCTTTAATACCCTGTAGAATTGTTCTCAATTTACCACCTGCAGTAGCTGGATATGCTCCTGCTGTGTAAGTGATTGTATTGATTCCTGTTTGTTGTGTAAGTCCTTTAATATCTGGAGCTACACCACCACCCACTAGGAATTGTTTTTCTAATCTTTGCATTACATGATTTGCAAGTCTGCCATCAAAGTATGCTCTAGCTCCTGCTTGATCTTCAAGCAACTCTGCTGTTATAGGCAAAGTTGTAATGAATTTTCTTACAGGTGCAGTAACAGCTGTGTAGCTGAATGCATCCTCTGGTGCTGCAGCAGCTTCAGCTTTTTCTGCAGCATTGTTTGTTGCTGATTCTTGCAAAAAGTAATAGGTTGTTTGATCTGTATTAATAGAATCTACTAAGTCTAATGCAGGATTAGGATCTGGCTCAATAGCAGGTATAACCTGTTGATAAACAGTATCTCTAGTCCAAACAGAAGTAGTCATAGTAGTTTTTGCCTCAAAAGGCACATTCTTAATACCATGATCAACAAAGGAATTATAAGCCTTTGATTCTAAGAATTGTTGTCCAAGTGATTTTGGAGCTTCAACTTCTGGCTCTCCATATACAGGCATTCCAGAAACTTTTTTAGAAGCTTCCATATCATCATTGTTAGCATTCTTAACAGATTCAAGATCCTGTAGTTCAGTAATCTTTTCTCCTAAAGAAGCTAGTTCATCATTTCTGTTTTTAATTTCTTCTTTTTGATCTGATGAGAGTTCAGACATATCCTTAACAGAATCAAAAATTCTAGCAAGTTCCTCTGATTTGACAGCTTTTTCAGCTCTCATTTCTTTTAATGTTGCCATTATTTCTCCTATTAATTATTTTTCATAATGTTCTTTTGAACATCAAGAAATAGCTCATTATCTTTAACAGGATCATATCCATACTCAGCTAAGACATCATCCAACTTAGAATAAATTGCATTGAGTCCTGCTATGTATGTAGATACCATCTCTGTAGATTTTTGGCTAAGTGTCTTTTTTTCAGAGTTTCTTAAGGAAGCAAGATCCTCAATTCTCTCTGTGAATGCCTTTAACTCCTCAAGAGAAGCTACAGCATGTTCTCCAAGCCTCATGCCCTGTTGGGATGATTTACTGATACTTGCATCAGTTTCACTTGAAATCTCTAAATCTTTTTCTTTGGCACATTTGCCATCTTTACCATAGGAACATTTTTTGTATTTTTCTTCTTCTAACTCTACAACTTCCTCAAACTCTGTATCATAATCATCAACCTCATCTTCATCTTCATTAGGATCATTAAAAGGCTCTAATCCAGATTTAAGAGCTTGAACAAAGCTATTCTGTTGAGCTCCTACTAAAACAGGAGATACCTCCCAAACTTTAACATCTTGTAAAACCCTTACAGGTACTTCTTCTCCTTTTGAATCTATATGAGTTCCCTTTTCTGATTTCATTACTTGAAATCCATAAGAAAATTGTTGCATATCTTGCATGGCTTTTACAGTTTCATAAGCTTCTTTACCTGCTTCTGTAGGTAAGAAATAACCTTTGAAAACAGCTTTTTGATTATCTGTTTCTATAATTCCTCTGCCAATAACTTTGCTCCAATCATGATTCCAAACTAAAGGAACTTTATTCCCTGTGTAACCTGATCTAAGAGCATTAGCTTTTGTAACATCATTATCTGAATCTATAGTGTCAAATAATGAAAAAACTGCCTCTATGTATCTATTATCTCCATCCTCTTTTAGCTCAATAGGAGCATTCTTATAGGATAAATTCTCTGGTTTATCTATTTCATTCATCTATTACCTCAATATAAGCTTCTGTGCATCTACAATTAGC